TGTGATATAAATTCCGCAACCTTTGGTGTTAGCAAACAAGAAATATTAAACTTGTTTATTGCCAATCCTGTAAAGGTATCCAACAAAGAACATTTTTCTGATGAATTTGATTTTCCAGTATCCCGATATATACCTTTATATGATATATTTCTAAGCAGTCGACCACTAGTAATTTCCTTGCGGCCGTCTATAATATAACCGTTTTCAATTTTATCACTGGTCCTCTGCACATTAAAACGAAGAAAATTATCCATATCTTTCACGGCAACGTGTTTTTCAAACCAAAGTCTCATCATGTATTCAAAATTTTCGATAAATCCGGTATACAGAGTTTGCGACCAAGAATCAAAATCTAAATGTCTATTATCGTCTTCAGGAAGTTTGAGGGAGTACTCATATAAAGATAGTCTGTCAGCTGTATATGTCTGTTCAGACTCATATCTAAATTCCATTAAAGTTGGTTTAGTATATTCGCCAAAACAATCCACCATAAATGCATCATAATTATAAGTTATCACGTTTCACCTCTCAGAGCGGACACATATAGGTCGCGCATAATGTGTTTCAATTTATTCTTGTCTACATCGATCTCATAATTATCAATATAGTTTGTTAGTAGTGACATGGTATCTTCTGTTGTGTCAATGTCGCCATTTTCTTCAAACTCAAAATCGGTGTCGTCTACAATAGACAAATCAGCAACACCCATTTTATACAAATCGTCAATGAATATGTCAAATTTTAATTGATCGGATTTGGTGGCAACGATAAGTTTTACATATTTGTCTTTCAAATCTTCTGGATAGGACATAGGCTTTGAGTCGTCATACCAGATTTTATGGAACATATTAAAAGGATTTGTGATGAAATCTAAATCATTATCATCTGTGTCTAGGATATGAAAACCTTTTGTATCGTTACAATCGTTCCAAAACATTTCATAAGGCGCGCCCAGATAATGTATAGAACCCTGACTCGATTTTGTATGAAAGTGACCCGAACATGTCAAATCAAATTTATTGAAAAGTTTTACATCCATACCGGCCTCACACTTAATGCCACGCATCATTTCAAAGCCATTCAATTCTAAATGTCCTAGAGCAATCTTTGCTTTCGTTTTTTTGATATGTTTTACTGTTTGATCGTGATTTTCAGAATTTATCCAAGGCACAAAACAAATATCAACACCACCAATATTAAGAGTGGTCGTTTCTGTATAAGTTTTGAAACTATCGCCGAAAAGTTGTTCCATAGAGTTAATACGGTTTGTGTTTTTATAATACACATCGTGATTACCAATAATAAAATAAGTGTCATATTTTTTCATCTTTTCGATAAATCCAGACTTTAGCCCGTCAAGAATATTGTAGTTGATAAACTTCCGCCTATCAGTAACATCGCCGAGATGAATAATAGTATCAATATTATTTTCTTCGAGATAAGGAAAAAAGACTTCATCATAAAACCTCATAAAATATTCATGGAACAACAAAGAGTCGCCACGCGCACCGAAATGGGTGTCCGTAATCAAAGCAATTTTCATGGAGTTTCAGTTTCCTTGCTATTTCTTTTTTCTTTGGCCTTTTCTTTCTTCTTACGTTGAGTTTCCTCAAAGTCTGAAAGAAAATCATCCATATTTGACTGAATAAATTCCATAAAATTATTTTTTACCGGAGTACCATTAGGGCCCTGCATGATTTCATCAATTAATTCCTGATTCTCTAATGACTTGTATTTCACATAAGTCTGTTTCTTTTCCTTTTGAATCCTACGGATAAAGGCATAATAGATAATCTGAGTGAAATATGCAAATGGATTGCTCGACTTTTCTGGATTGAAATTGTCGATATACAAAAGACAGTTTTCTATACCATCAGATATCATTTCATCTTTGTAAGTATAATTGATAAAATTAGGTTTGTAGGATAGATGTTGTGCAATTTTCATAATGCACTCCCCGATATAGTTAGGCACTCTTGGCCTCTCGGTCTCTTTTTCTAATGCATTTTTCACTTCATCTTTGTAAACAATCATTGCAGCCAACAATTGCTTGTTGTCAACATAGTGATTTCTTTTCTGTTTTTTTGCCATAACATATCCTTGTCAATATAATTACTCTATAATACCACAGAAAAAACATCATGTCAATAGAAAATAATTTTGTTTTTCTTCTTGACAGGGTAAGATTTCGGTGTTACAATAGGTATGTATACCTTTAAAGAATATTATTAATGATATACTTTATTGGTATTGAGAATTTCCATATAGTCCTCAAATGTGACTTCTGGTTCATTTGCAATTTCATTCTTCTCTAGGCCTAGAGAAGAATCATGTTTTTTTCTGTTGATTATAGATATGTAATGATCTAATACAGAACCATCGGGATCGTTACAACTAATAATATCATTCAAAGATATTCTAGTTTCATCATCACAAGAAAATTGCAACCAATCTACTAATGTAGAGCTTAACTCTCCGTTCGATGGATTCAAAAAAGATTTAATCTCAAATGGATTTTCAAATATCCAATAATTAGCACCTTCTCTATCTTCTCGGATATTTGTTATAATTATTTCTTTTGTAGTTAATCTAATTATTTTAGGTGTTGACATTTTTTTTCCTTATTAATCATAAAGATTTATCTCATTTATTTTGAACTCAAACTTTTCTTCGTTGTAAATATTTATTCTCTCATAGAAATGTCTTATTGCAAAATTCATATACGTTTTATACCTCAAATCGTCTGCTATGTCATATAATACAGCAGATGTTTTTTCATTTCCCTTACGCAAACCCCGGCCTATAGATTGTAAATTTCTAATCCTACTTTTTGAAGGAGAAGTAAATACTACGTTGTGCAAGTTTCTTATATTTATGCCGGTTGAAAAGGTGCCATATGAGGCGACAATGATTGCATTACTTTCTAGCTCGGTTGTATGTCTTATTTCTTCTCTTACATCCGCCTTTACATTCCCACTTACAAAAAATACCTTTCTACCTTCTTCTGCGGCATCTTCTATCATTTTGTGCATCGGTATGCCATGTTTTTCGACAAAGTTATATAAAACTAATGTATTACCTTTCAGTGTCAATGTCAAGTCTTTAATAAAGGCCATACGTCTTGGATTTGTTACGATCCATTCAACTTCATCAGAATATTTGAGAGTTTTTATATATTTACAATCTTCGGGTTTGTATTTGAGAACAATCGAATTGATTCTGAAATCGGCAAGAGTTTTGCTGTCGATCAAAGCTTTGGTTGTGGTCACCTGTTTTACATCGCCAAACATACCAGATAAAACCAGTTTATGAGTTTTCGTGCCGTCCAGTGTACCAGTTGTGCCAAATCTATATTTGCAGTTTGTCATTTTGTCCATAATTTTATTCAGTGAGTTGGCCTTGAATAAATGACATTCATCGCCTATGACAACTCCAAACTGATCGAAATAGTCAAATCCCATTTTATAGATAGACTGCCAAGTTGATATGACAACTTTCTTATCTGTATTTTTGTCAATACCGGCAGATATTTTATGACAATACTTTTCGACATTCCATCCATAGTCTTTAAAGTCGCCATACATTTGTTGCACAAGCGACACAGCGGGAACAATGATTAAAATTTTCTTTGACTTTACTTTTGGATGCATATTGTAAAATCTACATAAGGTATAGATAATCAATGACTTGCCAGACGCAGTGGGCGACACCAGAAGCGTCCTATTGTTTACAATGGAGTGATGTATGGCGTCTAATTGATAGTCTCTATAACCTATCGGTTTCCCTTGGCTGTGGGGGTTTATGTGTCGTACTAACTCAGCCAGATTTTCTATTGAAAAATTTGTATCCGTCAAATCGTTTTCAAATTCTACAATGTAATTATTTTTTCTGCAAAAGTAATCGAGATGATTCAACAGTCCAAGATATAATTTTCTATTGATAGGATTGAACATCCGTATCTTACCGTCCCATACTTTATTTTTAAAAGACGGCATAAACTCGGCGCCCGGCACCTTGAATGTGAAATAGTCCACCAATTCTTTTAACATGTGAAATTCCGAGGCATCTATTTCGACATGCACCTCGTTTAATTTTTTCACGAAAAATCTACTCATTAATTACCCTCAATAAATTTCTTATAGTCTATATAATTTTTAATTGTCCACTTTTTTTGATCTATAAGAATATCTAAAGTCTTGTCTATTAACTGTATGAGTTGTTTCAATATTAATAAATTCTTTTTGGATTTGACAATATCTAAATCGCTATCAGTCCAGACATGCAGATCTGCTTTCAAAATCTTCGTGCCTTCGATCTCCCAACCCTTTGCAAGAATTTCATCTTCGGATAGTTTTCCAGTGTAGTATTTTGTTTTCTCGGCCACAACAATTCTATGGTCGAGTTCTAAAAATTGATATTTTGTCTGATAAACCTGTTGATATGTCATCCACTTACCAATCAAATTTTGATTGTGTGGTAACTCTTCTTCTAGCCTTAAAAAATTGATTTTAATGTCCGTTTCAGACTCCTTCATCAACTCAGCCATTTTCACTGTGTATTTTTCGTCCATAATGTTCTTTCAAAAATAATTATATAAGAGTTTCAACTTCATAATGTTGGTACATAAAATCAGCAGTACACATAGGAACTTGGGCGTCCGTTTCTACTGTTGATATTGGAATATCACCTAGATTTATAGGAAATGCATTAAACATATTAAATTTTAAAATTGGTTTAGAATAGTTGTCATGAATCAATATTGTTAGGTCACAAGTTATTTGGCTACTATCTGCTCTATTAACTTGATGTGGTAAAACACCATATTGTTGTAAACTGGTAGGAAATCCTAATGCAATCATCCAATTAAATATTTCTTTCCAATTTTCCATATGTTCGTCAATTAAAAATGATATTGCAATTGGAGAAAATATCAGTTTATCGCCAGGTTCTGGTTGTCTAATAAATGGAGTTTCTATTTGAGCTTCACCTAATGTAATGCCCGGCAAACTAACAGATTGGATATATTCATTGACACTCGGCGCCAAAGGGATGTCCATTTGAAATACTTGAGTGTTTAGGTAATTCATATTTGATACAGACGTGTCCATTATTCG